TTAATATGGCTTTTAAATTACTTGTTTGTAATTGGTTTAATGTAGCTTTATATTCATTAGATGCATTTGTATAACCCTTATAATAGGCAAATACACCTATAGCCAAGTAAGAACATATTCCTATTGCTGCTAATAAAGATTTATTTATCAGCATTAATTCTTTCCCAAGTATCACATTGACGCATAGCCATTAATAATCTGTAATCTGCATCAGATTCTTCAAATTCATTAAATAGCTTACCATCTTTGGTATATTCCACATCTAAATCTAAGGTTATCTTTACTTTCCAACCTTTAAAATTTTTGGATTTAAGAATAACCTCTCCTTCAGTAGGAACATATGTAAAATAATCCTGTATTCTCATTTATGTAATAATCCTTCTATTGTATAAACTTTATCATAATCTGATAGTGCTACATGCACTTTACCCAATAAATATTCAGAGCTATCTTCATCTTTAGCAACGTAAATATTACTATAACCACCTGTTACTTTAAAGTTATAAATACCGTATTCATTTGTTTTAGTGGAAGTGCGTAATCCAACATATGAATCATTTCTATCAGTAATTTCTACAGTAATTACTGCATTAGGTAATATCTCACCTGTAGGTCCATATAATTTACCTTGTAAGTGAGTTGTTAAAGTATCAGGGTGATAATAATCACAAGTTGGTTCTAAAGATTCATCTTTTTTACAGCAAGGACATTTAGACATTTTGGTTCTCCTATTAATTAAGTATGTATATGATATAATTAGTTAATTAAATCGCTATACATCAAATAGGAAACCTATGGCAAGAGAAAAGGTAAAAAAATATCAAGAATATCCTGAAGATACTAGTAATTTATTTTATGAATATAAAAACCATGCTACCTTAAATGATGGCTATCATTCATATGTTAGGCAGCATGGAACTAATGAGTATATTAATGCACAGTATGTAGCAAGAGTAAAAGAATTAGATATTATTGATTGGCTTAAATCAATCTAATTATTTACCTGTACCACCAAATCCCGTATCACCTCTACCTGTTTCAGATAGAGTATCAGTAAGCTCAATAGCTACCCTTGAGAAAGGTACTATAAGAGCCTGTAAGGCTCTCTCACCTCTTTTAAATGTAATTGGTTTATCACATATTGGGTCTAATGTAATATATGCTAACCATTCCCCTCGATAGTCTGCATCAATTACTCCTACTGTATTTCTTAAACCAATTCCCTTAATACCTGCACTAGACCTAGGCAGTAATAATGCTATATGCCCTTCAGGTACTTCAGATGCAAATCCTAATGGTATTTGATTTACTTGGTTTGGATTAAGTATTACATCTGTTTGAAAATAGATGTCTAATCCACCTGATAAATCTCTTTTATATTCTGGTTTGATGAAATTATTTACTAATGGTTTAATTTTCATAAAAAATTCCTTGACAATTAAAAAAACAATTAAATACCTTTTTTATCAATTTATTGAACAGGTGATTTATGGACTATAAACTGACTAATTGGGCTAACGAGCCAACTGTTGCTGACTTGAAAGATGATTATGTAAATTGTAAATCAAGTCATGATAAACAGGAAGCTCTAATTGATGACTACTTGGTTAAGTATAAAGCTGACCCTATACCGTATGACCATAAGAGAGGCAAAACTCGTAGCACAGTCCAATCTAAGTTAATACGTAAGCAGGCTGAGTGGCGTTACTCTGCTCTTACAGAACCATTCTTAGCTGAAAACAATATCTTCAAAGTTAACCCTGTAACATATGAAGATAGCTATGCAGCAAGACAGAATGAACTAGTCCTAAATCATCAGTTCAATACCCAAATTAACAAGGTTAAGTTCATTGATGATTATATTCGTAGTGCTGTTAATACAGGTACTTCAATAATCAGAGTTGGTTGGGAAGAAAAAGAAGATTATCTTGATGTTCCTAAACCACAGTATCAACCTAACCGTGTTAACCCTGAAGACCCCGTAGGGGTCAATAGATTTGAGAGAGTTAAGAAACTCTATCAAGACTCAATTTATCTTGGTAATATTCCTGAACAGTGGATTCAGTGTATTGAATTAGCTAATCAGGAAGAACAGCAAAGACAACAGCAAGTATTTGCTAATATTCAGATGCAGTTAGAACAGTATAAACAATCTAATATGCCTGAAGAACAATTACAGCAAATGCAGCAACAGTTACTTGAACAGGCTCAACAATATCTTCAATCTCTTCCTCCAATAGCCTATGAACCTGTTCAAGTAGGCACTGTTTATGAAAGACAAACCAAAGTAATAAACAGACCTACTCTTGATTTATGTTATTACAAAGATATTTATATAGACCCATCTTGTGAAGGTGATGTAGATAAAGCTGAATATTTTATTTATAGATTTACTTCATGTAAATCAGATTTGTTACAAGATGGTAGATATGTAAATGTAGAATTAATCCCTGATACAGCAACTAGAGATATTGATGATTCTTTTAGTGATAATTTTAAAGATTCAGCTAGAAGAAAATTAACTGTATATGAATATTGGGGTAATTGGGATATTAACAATAATGGTGTTAAAGTTCCTATTGTTGCTACTTGGGTTGGTGATATTATGATTAGGTTAGAGGAAAATCCATTCCCTGACCATAAACCACCATTTGTAGTAGTACCTTATTTACCTGCTATTCACGAAATATACGGTGAACCTGATGGTGTATTAATAGCTGATAATCAGGCTATTATAGGTGCTGTAACTAGAGGTGTTATAGATTTATTAGCTAAGAGTGCTAACTCTCAAACAGGTACAGCTATGCAGTTCTTAGACCCTGTAAATAAGAAAGCATTTACAGAAGGTAGGGATTATGAATTTAATCCTACTATGACACCTCAACAGGGTATCTTCCAACATACATTCCCTGAAATACCTCAGACTATTCTTCCATTCTTACAATCTCAGGAAATGGAAGCAGAGTCATTAACAGGAGTTAAATCTTATAATCAAGGTATGACAGGTGATTCATTAGGTCAAACAGCTCAAGGTGTAAAATCTGTATTAGATTCAGCTACTAAGAGAGAATTAGGTATTCTTAGAAGATTAGCTGATGGCTTGAAGAAAGTAGCTAGAAAGATTATAGCTATGAATGCTCTTTGGCTTAATGATAGTGAAATTATTCGTATTACAAACCAAGACTTTGTAGAAATACATAGAGATGATTTAGCTGGTAACTTTGATTTAGAACTAGCTATTACTAGTGCTGAAGAAAATCAAGCTAAAGCAGAATCATTAGCATTTATGTTACAGACATTAGGTAATACTGTTAATCAGGAAATGACTCAGATGATTTTATCTGAGATTTGTGATTTACGTAAAATGCCTGAATTAGCTGAAAGAGTAAGAAGATTTACTCCTCCACCTCCTGACCCAATGCAGCAAAAACTGCAGGAAATGCAGATTGAATTATTACAAGCTCAGATTGAAAAATTACATGCAGAAGCAGGTAAATCTGAAGCTGATACTCAGTTGTCTAATGCTAAAGCTCAGAGTGAAATATATGGTGCTCAGCTTGATATGCAGCTTAGACCACAAGAGTTACTTAGTAAGATTCAGTCTGAACAAGCTAAAGCTCAGTACAATCAGTCTATGGCTCAGAAACTTAATCTTGATTATCTCAATGATATTCAGGGTACTAAGCATAAGCAGGATATGGAACTTATGGCTCAACAGGCTAAAGCTCAAGCAGATAAATCTATGCAGGAAAAATTCATGGATTATATGATTGAGCAGGAAAAAACTAAACAATCTCAAAATAAGAAAGGAACCAAAAAATAATGTTTTATACAATCGAACAAGCTAAAGAACAAGTAGCAACTTTAGAGGCATTAGAAAGACTTGAAAACAATGAGGACTTCAAAAAAGTAATTATTGAAGGCTATTGTCAAGGTAATGCTGATGCTCTCGTATTGTTGTTATCTCAGGCAGCTAATGAACGTCAGTATAAAGACCGTTGTGACAGGTTAATGGCAATCTCTTGCTTCAGGGAATTTCTCCGTTCATTACACATGGAAGGTGAACAAGCTAAAGAAGGATTAAATAATCCTGAAACTTATAAAGCTATAGAGGAGTCCCAGAATGATAGATAATGGTTATGTAAGCGATGAAGATTTTAAAAAAATTAACTATGATGAACTATTAGCAGACTTTGATAGAAAGACAGCTAATATTCAGGCACAACAGCAACAGCAGGTTCCGCAGGAACAGAATTATCAGCAAGATTATCAGTATCAACAGCCACAGGAAGAACAACAGCAGGTTGTTGATAATCAGCCACAGGCTGAACAGCAAGAATATAATAATGATGTTGTTAATGCTACACAGACTACTACTCAGCAGGAACAACAGCAAGAATTAGACCCTGAAATCTACAAGCAGACTTATGAAAAAATCTATTCACCATTTAAAGCAAATGGTAAGGAATTTCAGGTTAGAAATGTAGATGAGGCAATATCACTAATGCAGAAAGGTGTTGATTACACCCGTAAGCAGCAGGCTTTGAAACCTAGATTAGTGGAAATGCGTACTCTTGAAGAACAAGGTATGCTAGGTGACAATCTGAATTATGCAATAGACCTTTATAATGGTAATCCTAAAGCTTTAGCTAAATTGATTAAGGATAAAGGTATTGATATTAATTCTCTTATGCCACAGCAGGAAGTAGATGAATTTGGTAATCAAAAACCAGTAGAAACTACACCTTATATCCCTAACAACTATAGTATCAGTCCTGAAAAACTTCGTTTTAAAGAAGTAGTAGACCAGCTTAAAGAGTCTGATATGTACTCTAAAGTAGATAATGCTTTAGATGACTTTGATGCTGAATCAAGAAATACCTTTGCACGAAATCCTAATTATTACTTGGTTTTAAGTGACCTTATTAAGAATGGTCATTACGATCCAATTAAACAGGAACTAGAGCATATGCAGATAGTTGGTGACCCACGTATTAGAGGACTCAACTATATGGACGCTTTTAGTGTTGTAGCAAATCAGTATTTTGCAAATTCTAATCAATCAGCTCCACAGCAACCACAGGTACAACCTCAGCAGAGTCAGCAGGCTTATCAGCAGCAGCAGTTTAATGCAGTACAGCAGAGAAAACAGGGTGCTAGTCCTGTAAGGTCTTCACCAGGTAGAGCTGTTACTCAGTATGATCCGTTGACATGTTCTGATGAGGAATTTGCAAAGATTGATATTAATGAATTAATGAGGAGATAACGTATGCCTTATGATGCAGCTTTAGGTATGCAGTATGGTAATGGTGGTAGAGGTCCATGGAATGATACCACTAAAGGTCAGGTAGCAGATACAGGTACTATTAAGAAACAGCTTATTAATGATTACTTTAAACGTGATGCATTGATTGAAGCTGTTAAAGAGCAGTACTTTCAGCCTTTGGCAACTGTAACTACTCTTGGTCCTAACAATGGTAAACATATTAAACAATATGTTTGGAGACCACTGTTAGATGATAGAAATATTAATGATCAGGGTATTGATGCTACAGGTGCTACTTATGCTAATGGTAATATCTATGGTTCATCTAAAGATATTTCTACTATCGTAGGTAAGCTTCCTGTAATCGGTGAAACAGGTGGTAGATATAACCGTGTTGGTTTTACCCGTGATGTAATTGAAGGTACTATTTCTGATTTGGGTTTCTTCTTTGAATACACTAGAGATGCAGAACAGTATGATACTGACCCTGCTCTTATCTCTCACTTCACTAGAGAAGCTCTCAGAGGTGCTAATGAAATTACTGAAGATGTTCTTCAGATTGATTTGATTAATGGTGCTGGTGCATTTACTTACTATTGCGGTGCAGGTAATGATGAGAACTCAGATATGGGTGAAACTGCAGAAATTACCTATAACGACTTGGTTAAGATTGCTAAGATTCTTCAGGAAAATAGAGTACCTAAATCCTATTCAATGTTTACAGGTTCTACTAATGTAGATACTCGTACTGTAGCAGGCGGTTGGACTCTGTATGTTGGTCCTGAAATGCGTCCTACCTTTATGGCTATGACTGATATGCATAACAGACCTGCATTTGTTCCTGTAGAACAGTATGCAGCAGGTGCACAGCCTGTTAAAGGTGAAATTGGTAGAGTATATGAGTTCCGTATTGTAGAAGTACCTGAAATGCTTAGATTTGAAGGTGCTGGTGCAGCAGTAGCTGACTCACCTACTATGGATAATGATGGTACTAAATACAACGTATATCCTATGTTGATTATTGGACCTGAGTCATTTACTACTATTGGTTTCCGTACTAATGGTAAGTCTTTCAATTTTGAAGTAATGCATAAGAAGCCAGGTGAAGCAACCATGGACTTCAATGACCCTTATGGTCGTAGAGGTATTTGGTCTATTCAGTGGACTTATGGTACTATGATTCTTCGTAATGAAAGACTTATGTGTATTAAGTCCGTAGCAAGAATTTAATTTTTCCTTTTGTCATATTATTTTTAGGGCTACATAGTAGCCCTTTTTTGGAGATTATAAATGTCAGCAATTACAACTGAAGAACTAAGAGTCAAAGCAGATGAGCTTGGTATTAAATATACTGCCAAAACCTCAGACGATACTTTA